CGCGCTGTACCTGCATTTTCAGATGGAAGACAATCCGTCGCTGTCCGAGGCGATGCTTGAGCGCTACCGTGGGCTGTATTCCGGTCCGTTTTACCGGCGCTTTGTGCTGGGGGAGTGGGTGGCTGCCGAGGGGTTGGTGTACCCTTTTATGACGCAGGAGCAGTTTTGTCCCGTACCGCAGGAGGCGTTGGAACGCTACGTGATTTCGTGTGATTACGGCACGGTAAACCCCTCCTCCTTTGGGATGTGGGGAAGCCAGAACGGCTGCTGGTACCGGATTGCGGAATATTACTACGATTCCCGCCGGGAAGGTTTTCAGCGCACGGACGAGGAACATTACGCCGGGCTGTGCCAGCTCGCCGGGGGCAGAAAAATCGAATGTGTGGTGGCCGACCCCTCCGCCGCGAGTTTTATGGCGGTCATCCGCCGCCACGGAGAGTTCCGGGTGATTCCGGCCAGAAACGATGTGCTGGATGGAATCCGTCAGGTGGCGGCGGCGCTCAAGGCCGGGCAGCTTTGCATTTGTGACACCTGCGCCGACGCGATGCGAGAATTCGCGCTGTACCGGTGGAGCTCCGACTCCACACGCGACGCGCCAATGAAAGAAAACGACCACGCCATGGACGACATTCGGTATTTTACCGCGACAATATTACAGCAGGACGCGGAAGGCTGCTTTGCGGTAGCTGCGCCGCGCCGGACAGGAGAGTATGATGGGTTGGTTTAAAACAAAGAAAAGCCCGCCTGCCGTTCCCGCCATGCAGACAGCCCCGCGTTCCGGGTGGCAGGCAGGCTGGGAATGGAATCGGTACGCGCCGCTCGCGGGCGGGGAACAGCGTTTGTATGGAACGCTGCGGGAATCGGTGCCGATCATTTCCGCCGCGCTGGAAAAGACAGTGCGGCTGATCGGCACCTTTCAGGTGGAATGCCCGGACACTGCCGCACTGCGGGGGCTGACGGAGTTTTTGAGGCATGTTCCGGTGGGCGCGGCGCAGGCGGGAATCCAGAGCTTTTTATGCACCTACCTTGACCAGCTGCTGATGTACGGCACCGCTGTCGGGGAAATCCTTCTGAGCGCGGACGCCTGCGGAATCGCGGGGCTTTACAATGCCCGGCTGGAGCATCTGGAGCTGCGCCGGGGAGAAAATCCGCTGGAGGTGCAGCTATGTGTGCGCGGGCAGTCGGGAGAAGCTGTGCCGGTGAAACACCCCAATCTGGTGCTGCTGTCTGCGCTGAATCCCGAGCCGGGGGAGGTGCGCGGCGTATCGATTCTGCGGGGGCTTCCCTTTTTAGGGGAGGTTCTGATGAAAATCTACCATACGATCGGCGTCAACTGGGACAGGGTGGGAAATACCCGTTTTGCGGTGACCTACAAGCCCTCCGGCGAGGGAGACCGGGCCTACGGCGCTGAACGTGCCCGGCAGATTGCCGACCAGTGGAGCCGTGCGATGCAGCCGGGAGCCGGAGTGAGCGATTTTGTCGCCGTGGGCGACGTGAGTATCCGGGTGATCGGCGCGGACAATCAGATTCTGGACAGTGAAATCCCCGTGCGCCAGCTTTTGGAGCAGATTGTGGCGAAGCTGGGCGTGCCGCCGTTTTTGCTGGGGCTTTCGTGGTCGTCGACCGAGAGAATGTCCTCCCAGCAGGCTGATATTCTCACCAGCGAGCTGGAAAGCTACCGCCGCCTGCTCGAGCCGGTGATCGAGAAAATCTGCCGGATGTGGCTTTTGTTGAACGGATATTCCGAGCGGATGGAGATCATCTGGGAGGATATCAGCCTGCAGGATACGGTAGATTTGGCAGGGGCAAGGATCAAAAACGCGCAGGCAGCGAAGCTGGAATGGGAAGTTCAGAAGGAAAAGGAGGGAAGAGCATGAGAGAGGGCTATGTGATCAAGAGCGCGCAGAGCGCGGCTTCTGTGGAGGAGCTTCGGCAGATTGGTCGCTACACCCGGCGGGAATTTTCACCCGAAGAGCTATATGTGTTTTCGGTAGTGCTGTGCGACAACGAGATCGACCGCGATTTCGAGCGCTTCACGATCCCGGCGCTGCACCGGCTGGGGGAGTTGTTCCTCGGGAAAACCGGGCTGTTCGACCACAGCATGAAAAGCGGCGACCAGACCACTCGGATTTTTTCCACCCACGTGGAAACCGACCCGCAGAAAAAAACACAAGCGGGCGAGCCGTACACCCGGCTGGTGGCAAGGGCTTATCTGCCGAAAACGGAGAAAAATGCCGATTTGATTCTGGAGCTCGAATCGGGAATCAAAAAGGAGGTCAGCGTGGGCTGCGCGGTGGGGAAATCCACCTGTTCCGTCTGCGGAGCGGATCGGGTGAAGCAGCCGTGCGGGCATGTGAAGGGGCGCAGCTATGGCGGCGAGGGACGGGAGCAAATCTGTTGTACCGTACTCGACGAGCCGGCGGACGCCTACGAATGGTCGTTTGTTGCGGTACCCGCCCAGCGGGCAGCCGGGGTGATCAAGGCCTTTCGGCCCGGAAAGGAGAAAACGGATTTGATGGAGGAAATCAGGAAGTCGCTGCGCGCAGGGGAACAGATAACGCTGACCGCCACGCAGACCGGGGAGCTTGAAAAACATTTGGAGCAGTTGGAGGCTCTGGCGGAGAGCGGCAGGCAGTACCGCGAAAGCGTGAGCAAAAATGTGGTGAGGCTGTGCGCACTCGGTAAAACAGGAATCCCGGCGGAGGTGATGGGCCGTGCGGCGCAGAGTATGCCGCTCGAGGATCTGCTCTCGCTGGAAAAAGCGCTCAAACAACAGGCGGAGGGCATTTTGCCGCTGCGCCCCCAGCTCATGCCGGAGCATCCGGAAGCGGCGGACAGCGGAAACGACATGTTCCGAATTTAATACGGAAACGGGAGGAAAAAGCATGAAAGTAGCATTTGGCGGGTATGGAGAGAAGCTCGTTACCTTTGAAGCGACGGGAGGCGTTTTGGCCGGAATGCCGGTGATGATGAGCGCAAACGGAGCGGTGGCCCCCTGCGCCGCGGGAAAGGCGTTCTGCGGCGCTGCGGTAAATGTGCGCGACGGATTTGCTGCCGTGCAGCTGGCCGGGTACGTGCGGCTGCCCTACACAGGCACAGCCCTGGCGGTCGGCTACCAGACGCTTGTGGGCGACGGTGCGGGCAAGATCAAGACGGATGCGGCTGGTCGGCCGCTTTTGGTTGTGGACGTGGATACTTCTGCCGCGGTATGCGGCGTGATTCTGTAACGGAAAAGGAGGAGAACACATGGCTTTTTATGATACGCTCAAATTGGAAAAGGGCATGTATACAGCGGGCAAGAGCTTTACCCGGACACTGGAGGAGCTAGACCCCTCTACGAATTACGAGGGTACCCCTCTGTCAGGGCTGGACGCCTACCAGCGCCAGCTCAAGCGCTTCGACATCCGCGTAGGAGGCCCCGGCTCCGACCCGGTGGAAAAATTCTTTCAGACCAGCGACAGCGCGGCACTGTTCCCCGAATATGTTTCGCGCGCGGTGCGTCAGGGAATGGAGCGGGCCGATCTGCTGCCCGGCATTGTGGCGACGGTAACGAAAATCAACTCGATGGATTACCGCACGATCACCTCCGATCCCCTGCCGCAGGACAAAGAACTTCTGCCGGTGGCGGAGGGTGCGGAAATTCCCCGCACAGTGGTCAAAACACAGGAGAATCTGGTGAGACTGCACAAGCGCGGGCGCATGCTGGTGGCGTCGTATGAAGCGCTACGCTTTCAGAAGCTGGACCTGTTTACCGTCACGCTGCGGCAGATCGGTGCGTATATCGCCCGCGCGCAGCTCGACGACGCGGTGAATGTACTGCTCGACGGCGACGGAAACGGCAATCCCGCCCCGGTGACGGATGTGACCGGCGCACTTTCGTATCAAAACATGGTCAGCCTGTGGAGCGCTTTGCAGCCCTACGAGCTGAACACCATTCTGGCCTCTACCCCGGCGATAGAGGATATTCTGAACCTGAAGGAGTTTCAGGATTCCGTGGCTGGACTTGATTTTCAGGGTACCGGCAAGCTGGCTACGCCGCTTGGCGCAAAGCTGCTGCATGTGCCGTCGCTTTCCGGCAGCCGCCTGATCGGCCTTGATAAGAACTGCGCGCTGGAAATGGTGCAGGCCGGGGATGTGCTGACCGATTCTGACAAGCTGATCGATCGCCAGCTGGAGCGCGCTTCCATCAGCGTGATTGCCGGGTTTGCGAAGATCTTTGCCGGGGCATGCCGTGCCGTCAGCTATACCGGAGAATAAAAGGATAGGAGGGAAAGCCGATGAATCAGCAGGCGATTCTGGAACGATTTCTTTGCCTTTCGGGGCTTTCCCCGGAAGAAGCGCAGCCCTGGCAGGGGCTGTGTGAAGAGGCCATGCAGGAATTGAACGCTCAGGTACTCACCGGAGCGGAGGGCGGGGCGGTGCTGCTGAACGCCGCTGCCGCCGCCCTGGCCTTTTATCGCTATTCCGCAGCGCAGTCCAGCACCCCGGAGAGTGATTTTACCGCCGGTGACGTCCGTGTGACAAAAAGCTCCGCGGGAATGGAGGCGGCGCACCGATTCTGGCTGGAGGCGCGCCGTGCCGCCGCCCCTTACCTGCGTGAAGAGGAATTCTATTTTGGGCAGGTGCGCTCATGACGCGGGTGGCATTTCTGCGGCGGATGCTGGAGCGGTATGGCAGCGATACGGTAGTGACGGTTGCCGGAGAAAGCCCGGTGACCGTACGGGCCATGATTCAG